TGATGTAAGAGTTGGTCTAGTTATACCTAATATTTTTAATACTTCTTCAGATTTCATATTATTAAATAATATATCTTTTATTTTTAAATATAATTTTAATAGTTTTTAATACTTTTTCTACCCTGATATTATATTAAACCCAATAGAATTTATAGATAGAATAAATAGGGTATTTGAATATAAGAAAAGTCTATTAATAAATGATAGACTACCTTTATCTATATATATATGAATGCAATTAAATCTAGTTCAAAACCAATTGCTTCTGGAGATGATTTTACCGAAATTGCTACATTAGATAAATGTCAATCTGAATCTTTGAGTAATAAAAGTACTTTTGTCATTTGTTTTGATACATTTAATTTTAATTGACATAAAAACCTATTTTTATATTTTTTTTAATTTTTTATATATAATCATAAAATAATCTATAAAAATAAATATTCTTTTCCTAATAAATATTTTTTAAAGTTAATATATTTATTAATTTTAGTACAATTATTTTTTGTAATTAATATATAATCATAATAAATTATTTTAGCAAAATGTTTAGAATTATAATTATATAAATTCATTTCTCTATTTACAAAATAATGTTTATATAAAAAATCTTTTATTTTTTTATCTTTAATATTAAAAAAACTAAAATTTTTTTCATTCTCCCATTTCTTTATAAAATCTTTTGAATATAAAGAATTATTATAATTAAAATTTTTAATTCTTATTATTGATGAAACATTATTACCTACGAATAATTTAATTAATGTTTCAAAATTATTATTTATTGGAGAAAAATCTATTGTATAAATATTATTATTATTATTATTGTATAATACTATAATGTGATGATTATTTATATTTGGAAGAAATTTAAGTATTGGTGTTTTAATTATATTTAATATAAAACTATAACATAATTGTAGAATAAATATTAAATTTAATATATACATTTTATAATTTATAATTTAGTTTTTTTTTAAATCCCAAATATATATATTTAAATTATATTATATATATATAATTATTATATTATATTATGTCATTAAAAAAACCATTATTATTATGCAAAAAAAGATTAAATAAAGAATTTTTAGATATTATAAACAATCCTATTACAAATATGAAAATATCATATTTTGAAGATAATATATTAAATTTATATTGTTTAATATCAGATTTAACTGAATTAGAATATTTAGATGGTGAATATATTTTTAATATAAAAATATCTGAAAAATATCCATTTGAACCACCAGATTTTTATTTTTTAACACCAAATGGGAGATTTGATATTAATAAAAAATTATGTTTTTCAAATTCATCATATCATAAAAATGAATGGTCTCCTTTATGGAATATTAAAACAATAATATTAGGTTTTTTATCATTTTTTTTAGAAAAAACTTCAACAGGAATTGGACACATTCAAAATAATTCTATTGAATTAAAACAAGATTTTGCTAAAAAATCTAAAGAATATAATCAAACAAAATTAAAAGAAATTAGAAATTTATTTTTAAATTAAATATTTATATGAAAAAATATTTTTTATATATATTAATATTATATGATACATATAATATTAATATTTATTTTTATATATATGTTATGTTTATATTATAATATATATTTTGATAAAGTATTAAATATACATTATAAAGTTCCAAAATTTTATAAATCCTTTAAACCAATTAATAATTTTAATTGGGAAACATCTGAATTAAATTTTATATTACTAATTAAATTATTTGGTATTTTTTTATTGTCAAAAAAAAATATCTTTTTAATTTTATTATATATATATTTATTAGAAACATTATTGTTAATTTTGTCTAATTCATCATCTTTTGTTTTACATCCATTAATTTGTATTATTTTTTATTTTTTAATTAAAATATAATATAAATTAATATTTTAAAAAAAATGTTATTATACTTGTTAAATTTATTTTTATCAATTATTGTATTCTAATTAATAATCTAATTGATGTTTTTTATATATAATATTACCAAATTGATGTAAAAAATGAGGTAATAATTTAATATCTGATTTAGATCTATCATTATTCCAAATTTTTATAACAGAAATATTATTTTTTAAATTAATAGATATTCCCGTTATAATATTTGAATCTTTTACTAAATTTTCACCAATTAATAATACACATAATTCTTCCCAAACATCATATGCTTTATATGCCGGAACTAAAATAGACCAACAACCACCACTTCTATTATGTGGATCTTCCCATATTGGTGTTATATTTTTTCTCATCATGAAAAAATTTAAATTATTAATACCCCCAATACAATCAATATTATTATGAAAATTCCAAAAACTTTTAATATTATTGATTGAAAATATTTTTCTATATCCTCTAATACTCCAATCATTTAATGAATGATGATACCATATATCCCATGGAGTATTTAATGCATATTGTTCACCCAAATCTAATGTTTCAATTGATTCGATAATTTCCATTATATATTTAAAGTACTATTTCTTTATATATTTATATATAAAATAATCAATTTTTTAACAATTGAATTAAGATAAATGAATATAATTCGCAATAAAAAAATTATTATAATTAATTAATCTTTTATATTTAATATATTTTAAAAATTATTTTAATAGAAATAATATAATAAATAATTTATATTAAGATAAATGAATATAATTCAGAATAAATAAATTATTTATTATATATAGAAATAATATAATAAATAATTTATATTAAGATAAATGAATATAATTCAGAATAAATAATTTATTATATTATTTCTATATATAATAAATAATTTATTATATTATTTCTATATATAATAAATAATTTTTTATTGTACTATATTCATTTATCTTAATATAAAACCATTAGCAAAAAATTGAATTTTATATTAATTGATATTTTTACTTATATAATATCATCATAACATGAGCAAAACACAAGCATCGACACTTTCTTTCAGTAAAATTGATACATCTCTTTTCGATGTAACAAAACCTGAAGATAATGATCGTATTCCGTCTCAAAAATTATCATATGTCAGATATAAAAATAAAGGACGTAGTAGTTCATTATATATGAAAACACCTCGTATTCAGATGACATCTGGCGGTATTCCTAAAGAAGGACCATATTATGATACAGAATTAAAACGAGCAAAAGGTTTTAAAATTATTTTTAATCAATCAAATGATGATGAAAAAAAATTTTATGATAAAATGAAAGAATTAGATAAATACTTTAGTTCTGATGATTTTCGTATAAATACATTAGGATGGACTGAGAAAGTATCACAAACTTTTGATTATGTACCAATTGTTAGAAAGCCACAAGAAAAAGATGATGATGACGAAGATGAAACACCTGTACAAAATAAAAAAAAATATCCTTCATCAACATTAGAATATATGAAAGCATTTTTTGAATTAGAATATCAAACAAATAGACCATTAGTAAAAATTTTTCATAAACAAGATAATGATGAACCTAAATTAGTTGATGATTTTTGTAATTTAGATGATGTTAGACAAAAGTATATGGTTTTTATGGGTTATTATAAATATGTTTTAATGCCTAATAAATTATATGCAACAAAAAATAAAGATCAAAAAACTGGTAGAAAAACGTATGGTGTTACATGGAAAGTAATTTGTGTTGAAGCAGAACCACCAGAGAGATTAGGTGGTCAAGTAATTGCAGATAATCCATTTATTTCTGATGATGAAGATGAAGATGATATGATTGTCAAAGAAACTACTGTTAAAATTACACAAATGAAATTGCAAGATAATTATCTAGATCAAAATAAAGAATTAGAACAAGTTGTAGATGAAGATGTATATCAAGAAGAAGAACAATATGTAGAAGAAGATGTAGAACAAGATGTAGAACAAGATGTAGAACAAGATAATAATGTTGAAAGTGAAGAAATGATTAAACCCAAAAAGAAATCATCTGTTAAATCATCAAAAAGTAAACCAAAATAAATTTATATTAATTAAATAGAATTAATTTAACTATATAAATTTATAAATTAAATTTTCTTTATAATTTTAAATTAATTAATTATAATTAATTAATTTAAAAAAATATTTGCGTATATAATAATATATAAAATATAATAAATATTATTATATGGATATTTTAAAACCTCATTTATGTGAAAATTTTAATATAGATAATATTAAATATTCAAAAATTAAACAAGATCGTGATGGTAAAAAAACAATATATTTATTTGATCAAAATGGAGAAAAAGTTTATATTCAAACACCAAAATTATCTAATACATTAAATATTGTTAATAAAAATAAATATCATGAATTAAATATTCCTTTATATGGGAAAAAAAAAAATTTAATAAATGAATTTACTAATTTTTTAAAAAAATTAGATAATAAAATTATTACTGATGCTAAAAAATATAAAAATGAATGGTTTAATAATAATAATATAAAATATAGATCATTAATTAAAAATATTCATAATGATTATATAGATACTGTTGAATCTAAAATGGGTATGTTTGAAAATGGTATTATTAAATTTAAATTAACAAATAATACAAATATAACTTGTAATTCTGATAAAATAACAATTGAACAAATTAAACCTGATACAGATATTAGAATAATTTTTCAAATATATGCAATTTGGATTTCTAATGATCTATTTGGATTATATTTAAAACCAATTAAAGTCGATCAACAAAATAAAAAAATAGAAGAATATATTGATTTTTTAGAATATTCTGAAAATGAAACTGTATACAACACAGATATTGATAATTTATCAGAACAGTCAGAATTATCAAATGAAAATAATATTTATCAAAATAACCAAAATAATAATTATTTAAATAATAATGATAATAATAATTCAGATAATAATAATTTAGATAATAATAATTTAGATAATAATAATTTAGATAATAATTATAATTTAGATAATAATTATAATTTAGATAATAATATCATGAATAATTTTTCGGATTCTCCAAACAATAATTTAATAAATTCAAATAATACTTCACAATCTCAATCTCCTATTGATTTATAGATTAAAATATATTTCTTTTTTATTTTTTTCAATATCTTCAATATCAATTACATATTTCATTTTTCCAAATGCAGTTGTTATCGTAACAAGTTTTTTTAAATGTTTATGTTTTGTTTCTTCCATTTGTGTTAATAAATCATCCATATCTTGAATAGATATTGGTCTATTATCAATTGTTGGTATTTTTTCTTTAATAATTGTTTTAGTATATAAATTAACTTTAGATGAAATTTCATCTAATTCAGTTGTTAATTTCTTTAATTCTTCTATCTTATTTTTCATTTTCTCATCAAATGATCTACTTAATGTTTTATTAATTTGTTTTAATTGTTTTTTAATTATATCGTATTTTTCATCATAATTCATATTCATATATATATATATATATATAGATAAAAAATAATAATTTATTTAAATAATTTATTTAAATAATTTATTATTTTTTATCTATATTACAATTTTATAATAAATTACAATTTTATAATAATTTTTTAATAATAAGCTATTTATTTTATTATTAGAGAAAGGGAATTAATAAAAATATAACATATTGAATCTAAATTATTTATTATTATAGCACAATAATAATTTTTTTTTTTAATAAAATAAATTTATATTTTACAAATTATTAAATACAATTAATAAGTATGATAAAATAATCTAAATAACAAATTTTATTATTATTTTTATTATATAATCATTAATTCCCAAACTGCATTCTTTATTTTAAATAACACAAATTATATCAAAAAATAATCTAAATATTTAATTTATAAGATGATATTTAATTCATAAATTTTTACATCTGAAATTTCATTTAAAATAATTATATATTTATTTTTAAGTTTTTGTAATGATTCTGTTTTTAATTTTTTAATAACATCCATTAGATTTTTTTTTGTAAAATGCACATAAAAAATACCAGTTATATTATTAATAAAATTAGTTATATTCTTATCTTCAAACATATATTTTCCATATGAAAAAGAACTATATGATATTAATTTATCAAATATATATGAAATTGTATAATCTTTTCTTGGATCAATATTTAATAAAAAACAAAACTCTCTATTAAATTTAGTTTGATAATCTAACATTATTTAATATAATATATATATTATATTAAATAATAATTTTATCAATTTTTTTTATTAGTGTAAATTATCTATTATATTAATTAAATAATAAATAAGTTTTATTTTGTTATTATAAATTAAATATTAAATTATGGTATATAAATATCATCAAATTCCTTCTTATTTAATATATCATCTATCAAGTTAAATTTTGTTAAATTTACATATTCTCTATCTATTTTTGTATCTTTATACTCATCAAATTCAGAATTTTCTAATATTTCATTATCTAATAATACTTCACATAATCCTGTGCCACCCTTAAATACTTTTCCTATCATAATTCTAGATGAAACACTTCTCATAAAATCTGTCTCATTAAATACAGCAGCATTTATTAATACTTCAATTGTCTTCTCAAATGATGCTTTTGCTAATGGATCAGTTTCCAATCTATTTATTCCATGACGATCAATAGATGTAATAATTCCAGAATTTGTCATTAAATCACATACAATTGTAATATGATGATAATTAATATTTGATCCACCATTTTGAAATACACTATCTATTTCTCTAATTAATGCTGATCTTGCTGCTTCTATTCCATATAAGCGATATATTGTATCAATATCATTACATATTGTTTTATTTTGATCAATATATGGATTTAATCTAATCTTTTGATAATTTATTCCTTGAGTATAAATTACATATTCTTTTTCTGTACTAGATTCTTCTTCTTCATTATTAAATGATAAATTCGCATCAAATGCAATCTCATCTATTTTTGAAATTGCTTCATCACCCTTAATATTAAATTTATTAATTATAATATCTTGTATTTCTAATAGAGTTTTATTATCAATATTATTTAATTCAAAACGAACATGAACCATAGGTGTAGGTGAATTTGTAAAATTAGTTAAAATACATGCATAATTAATTTTATTTATAAAATCTTTAATATTTTTTTTAACATTTGTTAAATCTGCAAACTTATTATTCCAAAATTGAACAAATCTTAATTTAATATCTAACATATTTATGTCATAATCTAATAATGTTTCTCTTGATAAAAATATTCTAAATAACCATGACATTGAACCAATGTCACCTGGTGATTTAGAACCTATATAAAATATACTCTTTGTTTCAATTTCATCTTTTTCAGAATATACATTATTTGGATCATATATAATTTCAATTTTCTTAACTAAATTTTTCATAATAGTATATCTCAAACTTGATGCTATTTTATTTACAACACTTTTATTTTGTTTATATTCATCTTTCATATATATAAACATAACAGGCGTTGCTATATTTTTAGTATATCCTAATAACTCTCTAATTCTCGGTGTTCCTTGTAATCCTGCAACACCTGAACCAGATTTATGGAAAGATGATAATGTCATTTGTGTTAATGGTTCACCCATTGATTGTGCACTAACAATTCCAACCATATCACCAGGTTGAATAAGTGTTTTATTAAACAGTTCTATAATTTCTTTTACAATTAAATCAAATTTTGTTTTATTTAATTCATATTCAATTATACATCTTTTTGGTGCTAAATATTCCATTAAAGCTAATCTAAATAAAAATTTATATTTAATTTCATTTTCTGCTTTCATTTTAGATTTTTCAGCACTCGAATAATATATTAATGGTGTATTTTTATGATCTAAAATATATTCAATTTGATCTAATACATATAATGGTGATAATTTTTCTTCATCCATATTATTTAAATTTTTAATATCATTTATAATTCTAGTATAATTTACTGGTTGAAAATACATTTCTTGTAAATTACTATAAATAGCTCTAGATTTTACTTGTAATTCTCTCATCATATCTCTTCTATCTTTTAAATCTTGATAAAAATCATTATTTTTTTGTATTAATAAATCTTTTTGATTAGTATTTATATTTTTATCACTAATTAATTTATTAATTTCTGATGTATTAAATTTATATTTATTCTCTAATTTTGTTTTTCCCATTGCTAAAACATGTAATGGGACTAATTTTTGCATAGTCTGATCTAATTGATTATCTCCATACATTATTTGTAAAATTATATTATTACTTGTTCTTATTGTTCCATCATACATTACCATAATATCCTCCATAGCTTTAATCATTTTTCTCTGTTGATATCCTGTCTCTGCTGTCTTTACAGCAGTATTAACAATACCTTCTCTCCCTGCTTGATGATAAAACCAAAATTCTGCTGGTTCTATACCATCATTATATGAATTTAAAATATAACCTCTTCCTTTTGGTGTATCGTCATTATAACAAAAATGTGGTAATGTTCGCCCATTTACTGATTTTGGAATTCTCTGATATTTTAACACATCCTGACCTTTACCACATAAAATAGCTCCTAAATTATTATCTGAACCTTTTGCATCTGAATCAACCATAACAAAAAAATTATTTGTCGAATCTAAATGTTTTCTTGCTAATTTACCAACATCTGGTTTAACTGTTTGTAATATAGATAATAAACTCTTTTCAAATGTATCTATATCTAATAAATCTGGATTATTTTCTATTTCTGTTAATAAATGTAAACTTTCTATATTCTTTTTTTCAATCATATCAACAATTTGTTTTTTAAATTCTACATCTGGAATAGAATCTTTATATCCAACAGTAAAGCCTTTATGTAATAAAAATGCTTCTGATAATCTTTGTGCATTATCAATAAAAGTTTTTGTTTTTTTTGGTCCATATCTATCCCAAATAAATGTAATTAATTTACCAGTTAATATTTTACCATCTATTTTACCTAATAATAATTCTCCATTATTAATATCTACTTTCTTTTCACCATCTTTATACTCTTGATAATTTATCATTTCTGGTATAATATACGAAAATAATTGATGAGTATTTATATTCTTTTTCTCAATTATAGTAGGATCAAAATCATATAATAACATACTCATATTCATAACTTCATGCCAATCCAAATCCGTCTTTTTCTCTGTTAATAAATATATTCCAGCTGGTGTATCTTGTTTAAATTGAATAATCGGCGTTGATGAACATGGATTAATAATTTGTTTCTTTACATCAGCTATTAATGCTAATTCCATTTGAGTTTGGATATTTTGCGGAATAAACATATTCATCTCATCCCCATCGAACGATTTAAAATCTAACTTTCATTAGACCACGGACTATACCTTATGCCAATTCAAGTTTGCTAAACCATCATTATTGACCCACTACCATCTAGTCTCTGAACCTTCTCCATATTCTGCATCTATTAATTGTAAAAATATCAAACGTAGGAGCTTGGCTGCTGATTGTCCAATCATAAACGTTTTAACTATACACCTGATCTTTCTCCAGGTCCATTAAATTATTTCTAATTTAACTTAGTAGTTTATGCTCTAAGGAGGTTCCAGCAATTTGGAAGTGTCGCTATTAAATTATTATGAATCTTAATTTTATTAATATTTATATTATTATATTTTATAAATTTTACAGCTTTTATATAGGCATTTTCAAGAGCAATTGTTTTTCCACCAAATACATATCTTTTTTTTTCATCCCATTTTTTAACTTCAGTATTAGTTATATATATTGATATTAATTTATAATCTTTTATCTTATGGATTTTTAATTCAACTAAAATAATTGTTCCAAATTCTTTTAATGGTTCTTTTTTTATATAATCAATAATATTACTTTCATTTATTAATTTTTTTGCATCAGTAATACATCTTTTATATGCATCTTCAAATGCTTCATGAATACCTCCATAACGTCTTCTTTGAAATTTATTGTTATTAAAATGTAAATACATATAAACTATTTTATTAATATTATTCTGTTTAATTTGTTTAACTACTATTTGTTTAATATCATCTTTTATTTCTTTAAATTTTGATTGATGAATTAAACTATGTTGTAATTTAATATTTATATCAGAATAATAATCTTTTAATAATTGTGAAGTTCTTTCTGTATTACAATTTTTATGAGGATTACCCAAAACAATATTTAAACCATTTGGATGAAGTGTATTAAATTTTTTAATATATGTCACTTCATATTCATCTAATTCATATGGAAAACAATATCTTATTAATTTGACACTAAAATTTAAGGGATTATATTTTCTAATTATTCTATCTACATGATATGTTGGGTTATAATTTGCTCCTACAATATGCTCTTTAAATCTACCTATATAATTAAAATATTTAAATTTTTTATTAATATGATCTATACGAAACATTTTAGTTTGACCTATATATTTATGTTCAGGATTTGGACCTGTAATTAAATATATAACGCCAATATTTAGATCCATATTAATAAAATCCATATTATTAAGTATAATACTGATTATAATTTAAATATATTATTAACAATTTTTTTAAAGCTGTATTATTTATATTATTATATTTAGATTCACAATATTTTAATAACTAGATAGTTATATATTGAGATTCATGATCTCAAGTCAAAGTTTACACTATTAATCCTATTAAGTACATTTGACAACTTAATAAGTAGCTATCTGTTGCTGACCTCTATTGGGGAAGTTGATCAGCGTTATACGGTTTTGTAACATTCACATTCATTCTAAATGTCATCAAATTATCATTCGGTATAACTTTAATAAAATGACACATCATAGAAGGACGATGTAATGATGGCTGTCTATTAAATAATACAGGATCACCATTTATTAAATGTCTTTCTACAATATCGCCATAATGTAATTTAATATCTTTCTTTCTATATCTTAAATCTATTGGAAATTTTTTTCCATTTGATAATGTTTTATTTGGCCATACATAATTCGCTCCTGGATATGTATCTCGACCATTTCTAACATATCTTGTCAATTTTTCTATATTAAATGATGTTACTGTTTCTGGAAATGTTAATGACATTGCAATCTTAATTGGAACACCCAACTCGTCTAAACCAATATTAGGATCTGATGAAATAACAGTACGAGCACAAAAATTAGTTCTTTTACCTTCTAAATTAGAGCGAATTCTACCATGCTTACCCTGTAATCTTTCACTAATAGATTTAATTGGTCTACCTCCCGATTTTTGTTCTGATTTTGGTAATTTCATAGATTCATTATTAAAATAGACTGCAGTATGATATTGTAAAAGTTGTAAATGATCAGTGATAATTTTAGTTTGTTCTCCAGATTCTTGTTTATCTTTTTCTTTCCTAATTCTTAAATTTTGTTTAATTATATCCGCTATTTTTTTTGTTAAATCATCTTCTGCAGAACCAGTAGTTAAATAATCCGCCTTTACTGATGGTCTAATTGCAATTGGTGGAATAACAAAATTTTTAATAATTAAATTTTCTGGTCTCATCTTTGTTGGATCTAGACCAAAAATTCTACAATCAGAATCAGAAATATTTCTTAATATATCATAAACAATATTTGGATATAATATTTCTTTTTGTTTTTTTTTTGCAAAATCTCCATCTAGTGTATCTGTTCCAATATTTTCTTCAATATTGGAATTTCCAATGGGATATTCAGCAATTAATTGAATTAAACCAGTTTCTTTTGTTTCTTTTTTAATTTTAGGAACAGGTGCATTACAATTTGGACAATATGTCATATTTGATGTTATTTTTCTTATATCATTATGTCTATTTTTATTAAATCTATTTTTTAAGATATTTTCAACATCTTCAATATCTGCATTTAGTAAAATTTTAGAACATTTTAAACAAACACATGATAATATATTCTTTGTGTGATCTAAAAATCCAAAATGAAATACTGGTTCTGCTAATTCTGTATGTCCACAATGACCAGGACATTCTGCTGAATTTAAACCACATGTATCACAATCACGATGTAAATCAGTTGTTCCTAATCTTGGATCAACAATACCATTTTTTATTGGTTCATTATTATCATAAGATTCAGGTAGATTTATACCAAATGGAACTTTATTTGCAATAGAGTATTTTTTAATCTCAATATTACCAAAAACTGTAAATTCGATATGTGAAATAGGTATAACTAACTCGGTATTGATTTCATTAGCCATTATATATAATATAGTAATATAATTTTAAATAATATATATTTATTTCAATTTTATTTAATTATTATAACAAAATAATTTTATCATGTTATTATATAATTTTTATAGTCGTTAAAAATATTATAAATTACTATACTATTATTATACACAACTCTTAATATAATTATATAAATATTATTATATTAAAAATTTATAAATATTCATTTATATCTATTAAAAATAAATTATCAATATCATTATATATTTTAAATTCTTTATTATTCTTATATATTATAATATTATATAATTCTATTTTCTCAAATAAATATATATCTTTTAATAAACAATTATCAGAATATTGTTTTAATTTTATTTTATCATCTAATTCTAATTTATAATTATTGACATAAATATCATATTTTATAAATAATGATCTTGGTTTATTTATATTTATATTAGTTTCTAAGTTCTTAATATTTTTTAATTTATCAAAAGTAGAATATATAATATAAAATTTATTATATGTTTTAGAAAAAATTTTATATAAATTAAAATTAAATTTCATATTAAAGGGAAAAAAATAAAGATATATATAATATATGTATGTCTGATTATATATTTTTTTTTTTTGATATAATTCAATAGATTTATAAGGAAATAAATATATATTTAATCTATTTATTAAAGAAAAAATATTTAATATCATAATAAATAATATTTTTATATAAAAATATCACTTTAAATATATTAATTATTATTATGATATATCTAAAACAATCAGTAATAAATAGTCTTTAGTATATTAAATTATAATAATTAAAAAAAAAACGATAAAGTATACATATTATATATATATTTTTAATATATTTAATATAACCAATTTTAATTAGTGTTCAATATAATTTTATCTATTATTATATTAGGGAAAGAATATTTATTTTTATAGATTATATAAATCTATAAAAATTATTATAAATTTAAAAGTTATTATTTATTTTAACAACAATGTTAATATGAAAAATAAAACATTTCAGAATTTTAAAAAATATATTTTACATATTGTAGAAAATAAATATAAAACAGTTAGAAAAAGAAAATATAGTTTTGACTATTATATTAAATGTTTTATTAAAATGCTATCTGATTATAATAATTGGGACATTTATAAAAAACTTTGTTTTTATAAATTAACTCCTACGGAGGACATTTATAAAAAACTTTGTTTTTATAAATTAACTCCTACGGAGGAAAATTTAAAATCAGACAATAATAAACCTTATCATTGGACATAAAAGAAAAAACTTTGTTTTTCTTTTATTAGCCCTTCGGGGAAAACTATTTATAATGAATATAATAAATGGTCTAAAGATGGAATTTTTG